AGAATAAAGAAGATGCAGACTTATGACCCAGTTACTGGTTCAAGACTGACCAAGAACTGCAACTGCCATCACTTGAACGAAGACCCTTCTAAATATGACGATATTTCTGACGAATCTAAGTTTATCTGTTTAAATGCGATGACACATACAGTTGTACATTACCTTTGGGGTGACGCTCAGAAGAGAAATGATTGGAAGACAAGAATAGAACGGTTAACTGAGATATGCGAATTGATGGATGAAATTAACGGAAGTTAATACTAATTATTTAAACGGGAGTGCATGGATTGGTTCTATTAACCGCTCTTAAGCACAGTTGATTCCTATTTACGTATTACGTAATGTGGGTTCGAATCCCACCGCTCCCATTATACGGGACCACATGTTCCAAGGCTGGCGACTGACCTTTGCAAGGTTGGTGGAAGGGTTCGATTCCCTTTGGCTCCACTATATGAAACAAGATACTAAACAAACAAAGAAACCAAGAGATGACAGTAAAGATACAAACGTTATCTTGGCGTGTATACTCAAGGAAATGGAAGACTTCAATAAATATTTGAAGTTCATGGCTAAGCTTGATGCTGCTGATCATGGTATAGAATTGGATAAATAAATGAAACTATCTGAATGGTGCTCACAGAACTTTACACATGTAACGTTCGATGAATATATCGGTAACTTGAAAGTGCCAAAGGTCAATATAGACTTGACCTATGGTTTACTGTCTACTGAAGACAAAGAAGAATTTACTAAACTGGTATTTCATTTAGCACCAGCAGGAATTATAGTTGACACAATATCCGATGATTTCTATGAAGGAAAGATTCTTCTATTGAGAAATAAGTTAACACGTATGTTAATGGAAGAACCAAACCATAAGTTGGCTGACAGGTTCCTTAATATACTTGAGAGACGTGACAAATCGCATTGGTCGAAGGATAAGAAGGTAACTGAAGTAAAGGCCGAATCACAAGGCATCAATCTTGAATTTCAGATTAGGGAATAATGAATACAAGCGAATGGGAAGACGGTAAACCTGAATTATCGCCATGGCAGGGTGAATATATATTCAAACGTTTCGATGACGATTTAGCTATTGCATGTTGCGGAGTAGGTAGTGGTAAGTCTGCTGGACTTGCTATATGGCTTGTAATGCAATGTTGTAAGAAACCTGGTATTCGTGGTATCATGGTAGCACAGACGCATGATGCATTACAGAAAGCATTGCTAAGAGAAATACGTGCATTCTGTGAATGGGCACATATAGATTACATGATTCAGAACAGAAAGGAAATTCATTTCTCTAACGGTTCTCATTTATTTGGTTATTCCGCAGAGAATCCTACTGCTGTGTTAGGTTTGTCAGAAATTGCATTATTGGCTATAGATGAAGCTGCATATATACCTGAAGAAATGTATAACTATTGCCGTGACCGTATGAGAGGTTCTAAATATAAGTCAATGACTAGGCTTATATCTTCACCAAACTCGTTAGCTAAGGTTAATAATTGGTTTGGTAATCTTGTAAAGAAATATCCTTCAAAGGTAATATATGCTTCTTCTTTGGATAATAGATTCTCTTCAGATGAATATAAGAATGAACTGAAGGAAAGATATCAAGAAGGCACTAATTTATATCGTCAGCAGGTTCTTGGAGAAATCGTAGATAGCGATGTAGCTTCTCAGATTATATTCAGACATGAATTTCCTGCAGAGAAGAGAGACAACGGTAAAGAACATTGGTTCGGTATGGATGCAAGCGGCGTTGGAGCTGACTCTGATATGTATGCTGTTATCGATAAGTTCGGAATGGTAGACTATATAGAGAAAGTTGAAGCAAGTACGCAGCAGAAAGCCGGTATCGTATCGATGCTATATGACAAATATAAGGTTAAATACGGAAATATAGATATGACTGGTGGCTATGGACAAGGAGTATATGACCTGTCCAAAGATAAGAATCTGGCTATTTCAGGTATCAATTTCGCACAGAAGGCTATAGATTTCGAGAAATATCCTAATGCCAGAACTGAGATATATCTGGAACTGGCTAAGGCCATAAAGGAAGGCTTCTGGGTTAACGATATAGTTAAAGAAGAAATGTTGGCACAGGCTTTATTTATTAACAATAGAGGACAAGGCCAACTTGTACCCAAGGATGACGTCAAGAAGTTATTAGGCCATTCGCCGGACTTATGTGACGCTGTTGCACTGGCAGTATATGCCATGAATCATGGCGAACAGATGCCAGAATATTCAGCTAAGAAAGCATCAGATATTGCAAATAAATATTTAGCATATTTCAGTAGGTATAACTAAATGATTGATTGTTCTAAATGCATGCACCATAATTGCTGCAGACATGTAATTCCAGAATTAGCCATTCCAGGCACGACTATATGCCGGTTCTTCGACGAGGAGACCGGCCTTTGTTCTATATATGAACATAGACCTCCAATTTGTAATACTGATACCATGTTTGAACATTATTTCAGCAAATTCATGACCAGAGAAGAATATGATAAGAAGAATGAGGAAGCCTGTAAACAACTTGGACTCTAATTATTAGTTATCAAATTTAATAATAAGGAGTATTTATGGCTTCTATCAGAGAAATTATCAAAGAGGCTACAACTAGAATCAACCTCGTGCCACGTAAGCAAGCAGTACCTGGTGACATTCTTGAAAGTGCCTATAAATTGCTAAAGGGCATAGTAAATAAGTATAATTATGACAATTTACTGGTATGGACACAGAATTCCATTCTCGTCAGGAACGTAGAATATACGCATATATATGACGAAACTGATACCGTAAAGGGAAGAAACAACCTTTATTTCCCGTCTGTAGAGGCGCTCGAAGCATATACGCCTTCGGCTGAAGAATACGAGAAAGGAACATGGGCCATGGTAGAAGGCGTTGAAGATACGGTTTATATCGTTTATAGCCCAGCTTTGGATGTATATGACTGGAGAGCACAGACTATCCATGACTACCTTAATCCGAGAATCCAGGAAATGCAGAAGTATATGGCGATGAACCATATCTGTATAAGGGATGTTGCAAAGATTAATTCCGTATATGTAGTAACGGACGTCGGACAGCCGTATAAGCTCTATTTCGAACTTAAATTCATCCCGGCAAACGAATTCGACAATTATACAAATGACGCGAATGTCTTTACGGTAACAGAGAAATCCGAAGGCGAATGGGTCATGAGAGTAAAGCCTTGTGTATACCGCCTTGGCGATCGAAGACTCAAAGTGAATTATAACGAGGCTATCCAGTTCGACCTCGATTCTGAACTGTATATTCCAGACAACTACGTTGAACTTCTTATCGTAGCCCTCGCTCATAAGCTTGCGTTACAATACCCGAGACTAGACGATGCACAGATGCAGAGACTTGAGAACGAGGTCAGGGTGCTCGTAGATAACGTAAGGACTCCGAAAGCCGTCAACAGAATGGTCCTGAGAGATAGATACGACTACGACTATCTCAACAGTACGATGACACAGGCTGAGCTCCTCGCAGGCTCATGGTTCTAAGGAGAAATAAATGGCTAACAGCAACAGATTGATTGAGAACATAGCCGGAGGCATATCCAAGAGTAATATCGTAAAGGTTGGTCTCGGCGAATCAACTAATATGTACCTTGAAGTTCAGAACCAGTCTGAACATTCATGTAATTTACTCATGAGGAGCATACAGGGTCAGGTTGAGGCTGCAAAGATTCCTGGAAGATGTAGAGGCATGTATCGTGTATCGAGAGGTTACGATAACAGACCTTGTCTTTACGCCGTTTATGATACGAAGCTTTATCTAATCAAAGAAGATAATACTTTCCAAGTAATCGCAGACATCAATTCCTATGGAACAGAATGTCATATGACTGAAACTGGTGGATATGGTTCTGCTCATCCGCATTTAATCATAACTGATGGTTATAACGTATATGCTGTAAATACTGGACTTTCTATTGGTGACCAGCAACTGGATTTCAGAAGCATTGCATTGCCGTTGAGAGTCAATTCACAGAACACGTATATCAGACCAACACATTGCGCATATCTTTATGGTTATTTAATAGTTAATGATGCTGGTACTGATGCTTTCTATGTTTCATATCAATATCCGTTTGAAACAGAAGATTCGGAACCTGCAAGTTTCTATATAGAAAGAGATAACTTCATTTCATGGTGGTCTGAATTAGACGATGCTACCAAGGAACAGTATATCGCAGGAGAAATCCAGGATAACTACTATAACTTATACAAGGGCTTTATTACAGGCACTGCGAATGATGACCCAGAGAAATATGATGTATTTAGAGTAGGCACAGTTCAGTTTGCTAGGACAGGTTACTACGTATTTAGTGAATGGTCTCCAGATAATACATTAGCTTTATGTTCTAATGGTTCTAAACTTTACACATTTGGTGAACGTTCTTGGCAAGTATTTAGTTACAATGACGATATAAATAATCCGTTTAGTTCTCCGGACAATGCCGCAGGTAATATCGGCATAAAGGCTGCAAACTCCTTAGCAATGCTCGGCAATAACGTATTATGGCTTGGTTCTTCAGATATTGGTGATAATGCCGTATATATGATTTCTGATACAACTATCAAACGTGTATCTACACAGGATATTGAAAGAGAAATTACGGAAATTAAGAACCCAGAGAATGCATATGCTCAAATTTGGAAAGAACACATGCACACGTTCTATTCTATTACATTCGAAGATGGTCTCAAGACATTCGTATACGATATAGAAGAGAATACATGGCATTATAGAGCATCATATGGTAAAGATAACAGGCTTACGTTCTGGCGTTATAACCATGCAACTTTCGCATATAACAAGGTATATATGGGCACTGAAGGAGCTCTTGTATATAATGACGAGAACAAATTTGATGAACATGACGGGCGTGTAATATACAAGATGAGAAGAGGTGGTGTATTGACATCTAACGATATGCCGTTCTATATTGATAATCTCAGACTCATCACAAACAACGGTCAGCATAGTTTCCATGACCGTGATAGAGTAATACATGACCATTACTATCCTGATTTCAATCCTAGGGTATCGTTCAGATATTCATGGGACGGTGCTACCTTCTCTGACTATGAAGACGCATATTCTGGTTTAATTGGTAATTACGAATACGAAACCAATATCTACGGTTGCGGTATGGGTAGGTATTTCACTCTAGAGATTTCTACTACGGAATCGATACCGTTTGCCATAGAGAATCTTCAGATTTCATGGAGCCCTTGCTCTATCTTCTAGGAGGCGTAATGATTAAACTAGTTAGATATGATGAAAGTAACAGTAACAAGGAAGCCCTTAAGGGCAAATATGGACAGGAAGGCAAGAAAGACTACTGTATAACGGTCATGAAGAATCTTGTTATCGTGAACCTCTATAACGGGTGCAAATCCGAAATAGAACTTCCGGTATGTTATGATGGCTTTATACAGTGCTCTGACGGCAATATCATACAGGTAACGGACAGCAAATTTACAGCCAATCTTGAAGATAATGTCAACGGTACTGGTATATTGGTACTGAAGGCCTGGAACTAATTATTAAACAAAGTATAAGGAGATTTATATATGGTGCCTTTAATCGCAGCTGGAATAGGACTTGCAGGAACACTCGGAAGCGCCTATCTTCAGAATAAATCAGCATCGGATGCACAGAAGAGAGAACTAGCAGCAAGACAGGCCGCAGCAAATGAGCTTAAAGGCATGTCCGCTAAGACAGATTCTGATTACGGTGCTCTCATTAACCAAATCGGTAACTATTACGATACACGTGGAAGCCTCGGTACTCAGGCAGACGTAAACGCCTATAAACAGGCAATCGCAAGTTATAATCCTAATGACTATGCAGCAGAAATTGGTGAATTCAATTACGGGAAGACTGTAAACGATTTCGTTAATCCTTACTATGCACAGATTATCGGTCAGACACGTGACCAGTTACAACATACAGCAGCAGGTGCAGGATTAGGTCGTGGAACTGGTGCAGCATTGAATATTGCACAAGGTGTTGCTTCTAAGTCTGATGAACTCTATAATACTGCTATGAACCAGTATAATCAGGATAGAAATTTCGAATATCAGAAATATGCTGATGCAATCAGAAATAACCAGAACCGTCTCAATGCTATCAATACTGCACAACAGTATAAGATTGGTCTCCAAGGTAATCTTGCTTCTGACTATTACAATACTCAGGATGCACGTATGGGTGATGTAATGCAGGCACAACAGGACAGACTTAACGCTCAAGTCGGCTACGGATCAGCTATTGCTGGCCTTTACTAATAGGAGATTGTATGATTAATTTGTATTATGCAAATGCCTATTGTTCAGAAGATATTTCCAATATTGAGAATTATGATAAAGCCATTGCTGATAAAGAGCAAACATGGATATGTCATCACAAATTAGAAATACATGAAGATTATAGGAATTCTGTGGAAGAGCTTCAAATGATGAATCTTTATTGGCATAGACCGGCCTCGGAACTGATATTTGTAACTAAAGCAGAACACAGAAATATACATCAAAGAGGAGTTAAACGTAAACCGTTTAGTGTGGAACATAAGAGAAGGTTAGCTGAAGCTAAATTAGGAACACATAGAACGGATGAAACAAAGAAGAAGATTAGTAAAGCCGTTAAAGGCTGCAAATATCAAAGAATTGATGGACGACTTATTAGAATAAAGGAGGCAGAATAATGGCTGGTATATATTCTAGGGATCAGATAAATTACGGTGGAATGCTCGGCAATGCCATGGCTAATCGTATGGCATACGCTCAAAGAGATGCAGATATTCAACGTCAAATGGGTCAGAACTGGGCAAACGCTATTAATCAGGGTGCACAAGGCATTGCTGCAGGTCTTAACACATGGAATCAGCAACGTATTGATCAAGACAAACTTGCTCAACAGCAACAGTTCCAGGCAGAACAAAGAGCATTAGAACGTGCAAATGAACTCAAACGTGCTCAAGAACAACAGAAATGGCAGGCGGAGCAGAATGCTCTTCAGAGACAATCTACTGAGAATATCGCTGCTTTAAATCGTAATGCTACTGCAAATCAACAGAGTGCAGAGAAACAAGCACAGTCTATTATGCATTATGATATTCAGAAAGGCATAGTAGATTCTCTTGCTAATGAGATTATGAGAACTGACGATCCATCTAAATTGGCACAATTATATCGTCAAAGAGACGAAGCTCTTGCAAAGATGAATTATTATGCAGCTTCTGTACCTGAAGCATATAAAGGTCCGAAAGTTGGTGAATCTTTCCCAGGATTTACATTCGGTATGGGGCAGGATAACTTTAAACCACAAGAACCGAAAGGACAACAACAAGCACAACCTGCATCAGATGGCAAACCTAATTCAGTAAAGCTTAGTGAATACGTAGCAGCTGGAAATAACGCTAAGACTTCTAAGGATGCAGAAGCAGCTCTTGCAAACATGGATAATGTTGACCGCAGCTTCTTGAATAAAGCTGAGAATGAACAATTTGAGAAGGACCGTGCGGCACTTGTGACACGTATTAAAGAACTGAAGAAAGCTGAGAAGAATGAAGCAGATTATCAGGCTGCACTTAAGGCTGTAGGTAATAACGCTTTCAAACGTGCCGAAGTAAAGAAGAAATACGGTAGAAAGTAAGGAGAACATATGGCCAGCAAGATTAAGAAACAATTACAGTCTGAAATCCTTGAAGTAGCTGGACTTCTCGACGACGGTTCTACAAAGAAGGCTTTACTTGAAGGACTTTATAACCAGATTGACAAATTTGATAACGACAAAGACATAGTTAACATCGTATGGGCAAATAAAGATTTACCTTTACGTATGTTTACTACAGACGAGCTCGGTATGATGCCCGGTTTCAACAATTTACTAGTTGGTGAACCAAGAACTGGCAAGGTCGACTTGGAGAAGTCTTTCGGTAAGGACTGGGTAAAGAATTACGAGAATATTCCTTATAATCAGATTGCTCTTGTAGCAGAGAAGAATGGAGTAGACCCTAAGGAACTCATGTATAGCATGCGTGATATTGCCACGGCACAAAGACGTGACGATATTGCCCACGGCCGTTGGGATTCTAATGACCCGTGGTATAAGAATGTCGCTAACGAAGTCGGAGGCGTTGCTTTAGACCTCTTCGGTAAGCGTCAGCAGGAAGCTATTGCCCGCGGTGAAGATCCTTCTGCAAAGGATTATGCATTGGATATTGGTCAATCTGCTCTTGAAGCTGTACCATACGGACGTTTAGCAAAGTTTGCAAAGGTTCCAACTGTTGGTAATGCAATAGCATATGCAGGTTCTGCAGCAGCAGCTCCTGTTATTTCTGAAGCATTAGACGCAAATCTTTATGATGATAATCTACGTGGTAAGTTTGATCCATATGAAGTTGGTATAGGTATTGGAACCAATATCGTTGGTGATGCACTTCTTCGTGGTGGTGGTGCCGCAGTTAACCGTATATTCGGAGGTAATGCTGGAACTAAGATAATGCATCTTGGTGAAGGTGAATCTCTTACGTCTTCTCTTGCTAAAGACCTTAGGAATATTGATAATCAAATTGCAAATAATGAAGCACTCATGATTAGAAATAGTCAAGGTAAAGGCGTTGGTACTCGTATAGCTGGTTCTAATAGACAAAGAGCTGAAGCACTTGCAACAGAACAGAATATTAACAGATTAAATGAACAGAAACGTATTCTTGAAGAAGTTGATTACCGTTATAACGATAACCGTGCTCGTGATTTGGCTTATGGTAAAGATAATCATTCAAATGTTCCAGAACATATACGTAATCTGAATAGACCGCGTGCAGGTTTAACAGATAATCAAATTAATATGATGAGTAAAGATCCAGTATTAAATAAATATCTAGATCTTGATACCAAACCTGGCCTGACAGAACGTCAGTTAATGGAAGAAGCTGCATTTAGAACTTTGTTAACAAACAAATACGGTTCTATTCAGAATGAACAAGGAAAGGCACTTACACGTTTGCCATTCGGTATTGGTCCGGCATTACAGAAATATGTCGATGAACAAGATAAAGAAGAAGCATTACGTAACCTATATGAAGATATTTATAACCGGTATAGATTCAATATACTTGGAGGAAGATAATGAGAAATTTCGACACATGGAATCGATACCTCGACAATAACAACAAGCCTCTACATGGCTGTGTGATGTTCAACGTCAAGGATGGAAATACTATGGCTAATATTTACGATTCAGATAATACGCCGCTTAGTAATCCAATAATTACAGACATGGCAGGTAGAACACTTCATCAGGTCTTTGTAGACTCTGATGTTGTTGCATATTTCTACAAGTATATCGGTACAGGAGAATTCAATACAGGTCTAGACATTGACATTAACGACGATTCTAAATGGGCATTGCAGTTTACCGTAGAAAGTGTAAACGACATCCTTGCACATATCTCAACTGATTCAGTTATCTGTATTGAGAACATCGCAGCCTTGAGAGCATTAGATGTATCTACCGTTCCAACAATTAACGGGACTAAGGTTATCACGTTGTTAGGTTACGACAGCATAGGTGATAAAGAACCTGTCAATTATATCTGGAACCCCAGCCTAACAGACAACGACGATAACGGTGCAGTAATCCAGGGTCCTAACCTTACTGGTAGATGGGTAATGGTAAAGCCTGTAGAACATCTTGACTGTAGACATTATGGTATATTCCCTCAGAATACCACAAACTTCGAGAGCAATACTGCTCGTATGAATCAATGGATTACCTACTGTAACTCTGTTAATGTAAGACCTTATTTCTCTGCTCATGGTGACTACAGATATTACAAGTATAACAATCTTAGCTTTACTACTGAAGCAGTTGATATAGCTCCGGATGTAATATTCTTGGACTATGGTACGTCATGTATCTGGAATACAGAATTCAATGGAAATCCGTATTTCTATAACCATGTTACCAGAATTAATTCTGATTATGTAAAGACTTCATGGGGTGCATACAGCTTTGTTAACCCTAAGCACGTTATTATAGATGATGAAGATAATACTTTCACGAACATATACAGTGATTGTGTAATTGACATTGATGTTCCAACTAGCAAGGCTTTCAGTTTCACTAATTGTACCGTCAATATCAACAAGACATTCTCTGGAGTATCTCAGTTTATCGACTGTATCATCAATTCTAAGGAACAGATTAGTTCTGGGTGCTATTTCACAAATTGCAAACTTACAGAAGACATGTTCTTCGGTTCGCCAGCTATTCATGTATCAGTAGACTGTATTGCAGATTTCGACGATTTCCTCAATAAACAGCATATGTGGCTCTTAATCAAGGAACAGCAACAGCAAGTCAACTATGACTGGAAAGGAACTCTTACCACTGAGAACCCTTGGGAAGGAGTAATTGAAACCGACAGATGGCTCATTAACTATAAAGGAATCAATCCTGAAGCTGTATTAAAGGAAGGTGACAACGCACATACCTACTATATAGAGAACTGTGCTGGTGCTCTTACTCTTGAAGGAAAGAATGTAAATACATATATTATCAAGAATTCTGAACTCACGTTAACTTTCGGTAACAATTTCAACCCGGGTTCTAGTATCATAGCATATGATTCTACAATCATAGTTAATGCGCCTAGGATTGGTCTTGATCACTTAAGCTGCAGCAATGTAACGTTCGGTGGTTCTGGAAGTTTCGATGTCAACTATTTAACTGCAAACAATTGTATGCTTTCTATTCCAATGTATGCTGCATACATGGATATAAAGAATTCGAATATTCAGAATACAGTTCAGGTTTATGGTCTCGAACAGGATTCGCCAATTATAGTCGATACTGATCCTACTTCTACTGACCCACATCCTACATATTCTGTAACGAGAGTTATTTCAGCTAACTTTATTGACAACTATGTAAATGGCCAGATAATGATTGGTCATGCAGATGCATTTGACCCGCATTACACACAGTATAACCTTGTTAGAGGTCTTACCATTACAGGTAACCTCGGTATAGCCAGTACGCCAATAGTCGTTAAGAGAACTGACTCTTCTAAATATGACAACTACAACATCTATACTTACAGAAACAATACTGGTACAATGAAGATGGAATCTACTGGTAACGCCAACGTATATCAGGGTGCAAGCTACTGGCCAGCAAACCAGTATGCGGGCTTCATTTGCGGTATGTATAATAGCACGTTCTACGCATATACATTGAGAGACACGGATCCGGCTATCTATGCGAACGCATACGTATACGAAGTAAGACTCTTTACCATCGGTATCTATAACGTGTCTGCTGAGGTAAGCACGTATATCCACAAGCCTTTCGACAGTAACAAGGTTTCTGGATGTCTAGTCGGCGGCACGAACTTCATACTTCAGTCGGGAAAGCCAACAGCGGCGACCATGCAGAGCGAACAGATGATTAAGCTTGGCACAGACCAGTTTGCATGGGGTGTTAAGTTCTCGCCATTTGGTTCAAGTTATGTGGAAGGTGCTCTTCAATCTACTCCTGCACAGCTGGCTTACAAGGTGACCCAACTCTAATTATTGATTTAAAGAGGTTTAAATGCTAGAAGATAGAGAAATTATCGAGAATTGCGACAAATTCCTTACACGTTCTGACACAAGATTTAATTCAGTAATTAACCGTGCGTTGGAAGACCTCCAGATTTATTCTGGGGACTTCTGGAATGACAGGTTCAAGAAGAAATACAGACGTAACAAGAACCGTCTTAATCTTAGTCTTAATAACTGGAACGTGCTATGCAATGCCATAGCATCTCCGGTTTCCAATTCACCTTGGCATACTGAACTCGTGGACAAGACTAACGGTCTCGGTGATGTACAGCAAATGATTGACGATATCGAAGCGGATAACGATTCTAAGAGTGCCATGATTGACGCGTTCAGAAAGGCATGTCTTACCGGTTACGGTTATTTAATCGTTACTACCATTGCCGACGAATATACAGATGAACCTAAGATTGTAATCGAATCCGCGAACAGAATCAATGCCGTGGCCATGGACCCAGCGGTAAATACTGTCGACGGTTCTGATGCAGAAGAAGGCGCAATTCTTAATTTCATTCCTACGAAGAAGGCAAAGCGTCTTTATGGTGAAGACGTAGTTCCTTATCAATATCCCATGACGCCATGTTTCATTAACATCGGCGACTTCAAGCAATGGAGAATGCCAGAGGATTCTGTAGCAGTCATTTCGTATTATGCAAAGAACGAATCCGGTTATGTAGACATGTATAAGATTGTAGGCGACAAGGTAGTTGAAAGATACGAACTCCCTATAAAGATTATACCTATCATCCGTCTTGCTGGTAACGAGATTTATGTAAATGGCGATATTGACTATAATGGCATAGTCCAGCAAACAATGTCTTTGGAACTCGGTGCAAATATAGCATATTCTACATTAATCGAACGTTGCGGCAGAAGTCCTAAAGCTAACTACATGGTTAACGTAGACGCTATCGACGGTCTCGAAGAAAGCTATGCACGTGTAAACCAGGATGACTCCGTCGCGGTATTGTGGAAAGGCGAACATCAACCTGTGCCTCTCACGGAAGGTTTCGAAACCGGTGACTTGCAAGCCACAGTATCTACATGTAGAACATTGCTGGAAGACGTTACTGGTATTCCGTTAACTGGAATCCAGGGTAGCGAACGTGAAAGAACTGCTACTGAAATATTGCGTCAACAGATTTCTAAAGAATCAAATACCGCAAACTATTACAATAACGCATTCAAGGCTGTTCGTTCAATTTCCAAGATTATAATTCAGATGATTACCGGCGGCGAGGATCTCAAGTTTACTTTAGAGAACGGACCTTCTGTCATTACTCGTGAAATGAAGGCACGCCAGGAACTTTCTGCATTGGCTACTATCATGCCTGATAACATGAAGCCGATTATTGCCAAATACTTTGCTGATTCTCTCAAGAATGACCTCGGTGACGAGCTTTCTAAGAATATTATTGCAAACTTACCTCCTGACGTTCAGTTTATTACTGATAACCAGGATCCGGCTGCAATCCATATGATGAACCAGATGCAGGCACAGATGGAACAGAATATGTTTGCACTCGAACAGATGAAGGCAGAGAATGAACAGCTTAAACAGGAACTCATTACTGCACGTCTTAGTATGATTGATAATAGAGAACAGCGTCAACAGGATTGGCAGAAGTTCGTAGTCAGTGAACAAGATAAGATGGCACTCGAATCCGCTAAACTCGGAGTTCAGGCAGAGAAGAACGACAATGAATCTCTAGTCAAGGGTGCTGAACTTGAAATCAAAGCTGCAGAATCTGCAATGAAGACTCAGGAATCCGAATCAGATGCATATTTCAGCGGAGTAGAAGATACCATCGACGCTATCACTAAAGGAGCTTAACATGATTCATTTCGATGTAATGACGGGTCGTGGACTTGATAATGGTGCGTTAATGTCTGGTGACCGTAAAGCTACGGAACGTCAGACACCTGCACAACATGAAGAATTACTGGATATATCTACATTACCGGATTATCCAGCTTTCATGTCTATGCCACCTGGTCCTCAGAAATCCTTAATGTATAATACGTTAGTGGCACAGGCTGAATTAAGAGAACAGGAAGACCCTAGATACTGGAATGATTCAATGCCTAGACGTCAGATAACACAGGCATCTGATTTCATTGGTAACATGGACTATGACCCTGATATGGGAATGGCTATGGTACAGATTGGCAATAAAGTATACCCTTATGTAGGAATTGACCCAGTAAAGATGTCAGAATGGCTTAATTCACCGTCCATGGGAGATTATTACAGAAATTTCATAAAGGGTAAATAAAGTTTACTAATTATTCAATATAATATGGCAGCGGAGGTCATATTACGAATTTACTACTCCGATTGAGGTTATCGCACCGTATGAATAGCGAAGAAGTTACAGAATATCTTGCCAAACTTAAAGGGCAATCCGAAGAAGTAAAGGAACCTATCACTCCCGAAACCAAGGAAGAACCTGCGGAAGCACCTGCCGAGGTTACTGATGACAATAAAGGTGTTGAACAGAAGCAAGTAGAAGACAAAGCTGATGATAAGGCTGAGGAACCGAAAGCCGAAGTGGATAAAGCAGAACCTGAAGAACCTGAAACCAAGACTGAGGTTAAAGAACCTACAAAGGTCGAAGAACCTAAGAAACAGTCACCCAGGGATTATGCATTCGAACGACTTAAGAGACGCGAGAAGCAAACCAGGGAAGAGAACAGGATATATCAGGAAAGAATCAAGGAACTTGAAGCCCAGCTCGAACAGGGTAAGGACTTGAAGGCAGAACATTTCTTAGACAAGGACGGTAAGCCCGATCCAACCAGTTATGTAAATTGGAAATTTAAGGAACGCGACATGCAGGATGAAATTAAGGAACTGCAGCGCCAAGCCTACGAATCACAATTACAGGCTGACATCGAGGAAGACCGAATCAGGGTAGAGAACTGCTTCCAGGACGAGAAAGAAAGAGAAGATTATAATAATCTCATCGCTCGTAACGGACAGGCATTCTATAACGCCGTAAGTGACGCTGACCCGCAAGGTGTCGTATTTAAGTATCTCAGTACTATGCCAGAATATCCGGTTGTATTGAGAGAACTCATGACAGACTCCAAATTGCTCGGATATGCGTTCAGAAGTACGGATCCTGACGCTCTCAAGAAGAATATCGCCTCCATCGCAGATCAAATCCTTGATAGACGTCATAAACCAATTTCAACGCCGAAAGAAGAACCTAAGGTCGAAGTTAAACTAGAACCTAAGAAGGAACTTCCAGTTATCGGTAAACAAATCAACAGCACCCCAGGTACAGCTAACGTAGTACACGATAGAAATTATTGGAATAGATACTTACGTGAACATCCTAGGGGATAAACAATTCAATTTATAAGGAAATTATATCATGGCAAATACATTCCAACCTAACAAACTCACTGACCTCATCGCAGTACGTGCTGCAGAATCCGCAGCTTATGCAAACATTGGTGCTCGTTCCTATCTCGCTGACCAGCTCCGTCCGAACATGAGAAACGACTCTACCGAATATACCTTCGTCGTTAAGGATAACGGTAAGTATGTCGGTGGCAAGACCGCATTGACCAATGACGACATCTCTGAAATCAAGGAACGTCCGGTTAAGGCTAAGCTCCAGCACGGTAACATTGTCATCAAGACTGACATGATTACTGACGTTCTCGAAGCTAACTGGGACAAGGAAATCGCAGTTCCGAACGGTAAGGCAATCGCTGAAGGCTTCGTTGCTGACTGTATTAAGAATGACCTTGGCCGTCAGAACATCGCATTCGTTGGTACTGGCTTCCTCCCGCTCTCCAAGGCTTCTCGTGCACTCGGTTCTATCACTTCCGATAACCGTTACGGCTTCATTGACCCGATGATCGATTCCGTTCTCGCAACTGTCGGTAAGGGCTTCGATCCGATTAACGCTGACCCGATTGCTTCCAAGGGTGTATACGGTAAGTTCGCTGGTACTGAATTCCGTGAACAGCAATTCCTCCCGTCCGTAGAAATCTCTGCTGACTTGGCAAATGAACTCTCTAGTGCAGTCGTTTCTGGTTTCGTTCAGGCTGAAGGTGCTGTTACTGCAACATTAAAGCTCACTGGTGTTTCTGAAACTATCCCAGCTGGTACTCCGCTCTTCGTCGAAGGCATTTACGCTACCAACCTCGTAGGTAACAAGATGAGCTTCCTTAAGGCATTCATTGCTATCGAAGACGCAACTGCTGGCGCTGTCAAGGTTCGCGCAGTCGATTTCGCTGGCCAGGGAACTAAAGAAGCTATCAAGGCTGACGGTTCTAACGTAACTGTTGCAGATTTCAGCAACAAGAAACTCGTTAACCCGATTACCGCTGGTACTTACTACACTGGTATCATCCGTGTCGAAGGTGCTCAGGAATTCGATACTCTCAAGAAAGTCGATTGGTCTAACGCTGATCAGAGCTCTGACTCTATCGAAGGTTTCACAGTTCACGAAGGCCGCGTTGTTGATATCCTCGCTGGTACGAACGTAACCCGTTGGTATGTCGGTGGCGTTTCACAGTGTATTGAAAGTAGAGGCGCTGCATTAGTCTTAGTTAAAGACAGTCAGCCAAATTTAGTCACAATGTAGTAACAATTTATTAACAATATAAATAATAAGGCCCTAGATATCCTCTAGGGTCTTTCTTTATAATCTACCTTTAACAAATCCGTCTGGACATTCATAAGCAAATAATTCTTTACGCCCATTGTTATACCAGTGTTTATCCGTATTTGCGCAATACATCTTATGTTTAGACTCAGGCGATAATGTCCTATTAGCTCTATTATGCATAGATTCTTTAAAGTTCACATTCTCTTTCTGTGTACACCATCGTAAATTTCTAACGTCATTTATATTCATCCCTATTGGATTATGTGTAATATGATCTACTATATTTCGTCCTAAGGCTATATCTTCTTCAGTCTTTGGCAGAAATTTCTCAGCAATTATTCTTGATAAATAAATACCTGGATTCTTATGAATCATCATTCGTAACGGTATTACTTCAATTGAACCATTTAAACGTTTAAGTAAACCTGTATTAGATATGGCTATAACTGTATTATGTGAATGTGAGTGATCACTTCTTTCTATTTCTATCCAAATTTCATTCATATCAGTAAATATAATAAATGGGTTAACTTTCGTCAACCCGTTGTTATTATTTAAGAATCTGTTTATATTCTTCTATATGGTTATCTAACCAATAATCTTTCAATACATCATATTGATGTTGCAATATTTCACCATAATGCTTCTTTGCACGTTCAACAATGTATTCGATTGTTTGTGCAGTGGCATCTACAGGTACTTTCTGATATTCATGTGCCAGTTCTCTATAAGGCGAATCTTCGAAATCAGAACATAAACATACTCTGCCCACGGCTGCACATTCTAATAGCTTTAACGGACTCTTACATTTATTGAAGATGTTGTCCGCCAATGGCGCGATGATAAATTTGGATCTTCTTGCATAGTTATAGAAGTTATGCGCGTAACTGTTCAAGTGACAATAAGGATATTCTGCCACGGGGTTGTTCACGAAATATGGTGCCTTGCCCATGACGGCCACCTTCTTGTTCTTGAGATAGTTAACCCAACCGTTACTGAAATCTCCAGGTTTCTTGTTAACTGGGTCATAATGAGTTATACTACCTGCAAAGAAGAATATATCGTCTGCAGGAATAGAAGTAGCCGTATCGAATAACCATTCCTTAACTGGTAATCTGTTAGGCAATACGTAAATCTTCTTAGGATCAACAAATTCAGATATAGCTTTCTTTAAATATTCATTTGTGCACGTAACCTTATCAAATACGTCATTGCCATATTTAAGCAATGCTTCTCTATTACCTTTAGTATCTATCCTTGTCTTTGCTATATTATATTCTGGTAATCCGTAACCCTGGTAATCCCATACCAGGTCATCGAAATCAACGATTAGTTTAATACCTGTTCTGTCCTTGATTCCTTTCATGGCTATCAACGATTTCTCAGTTGCCATTCTCTGTGTATATGCAACGTCATAAAGTCCAGCAGGTCCGAAGTCATGTGAAGGCATAACCGTAACGGGCATGTCCGCTAACTGCATAAGCTGTGCAGGGTTAACAATTCTATAAATACCGCATGCGTCCTGGCCCTGCGGAACGGCCAATATCTTTGGATTTAATGTACTCATTTATTAGTCCTTATTAAAGTTTCTCTTCTTGTGGTCAGTTACGCCTTCAATATATTCCTGAAGTTCTTCAAGACAATGTGCGTGTATGGCCTCTGATTTCTTATATTCTTTCTCCTGATCTTTGAAATAATGAATTCCAGCCACATATGCAATCCTGTATGCGTAGCTGAATATTGATGAACCTCTGTCTGGATTGAATGATTTAAGTCCTGTACACAGTTCATATGCCATCTGGTCTCTCATCTCGAATTTCGTATTTCTATCCTTGTCCCTGAACTTAGGTGACTCTAATACCAGTTCGATTATACACATGATATAATGGCCATAACGTGTGTCCTGGGCACTCGAAAGTCTTACATTATCCTTATTACACTTTACTATCTCTGTGAAGTCCTGGACGTCTAAATCGTAACCTGGTACGTATTCTGGGTCGTCATATTTAATATCAATAATTCGCTTTCTACCTGGTGATTTCCATCTTAAAGCTTCCATGTTTAACCTCCTTATTATATATATAATCTAAAGATAGTAATTTATTCAGAAGTTGAATAAGTTACATAAATTAATTCTGTATTTCTTAGTATGCGCTAATTATTACATATAGAATTTAAATGCACAGTTAAGGAGCTTAACTCAATATGATTACAAGAGAAGAAGAAGTATCTTGGGAATACCTATTAGACCCATGTTTCCAGTTCGAGAACACTGCTGGTAAACCTCTCACTGGTGGTTACATAGAAGTATACCTTCACGGCACGCGCGACAAGTATTACTGCGCTTCCGATTTCAATGGCACGTTACATCCATTCCAGATTAAACTGGATAGTCTAGGCGCAAACATAGTTCTTGCTGATCCGTCCAATTCCTATGACGTATATGTATATAACAGATACGGAAACCTTGTAATGTCCAGATATAACGTCTCTACTGCACACACAGGTAGTGGTGCATATGACCGTTATGATGAGTTAGAGAACCTTATCGTTTCAGCTGTTACTGGCCTCCAGGGAGAAATTGACAATATAGACGAAGCTCTCGAAGGCAAGAAAGACAAACAGGAAGTAGTTTCCCTTACATTCACAAATACTCAGACTGTATCTTCTATCGTCCAGAACGAGAATGGCGAGCTCGAAATCACATATCAGGAAATAGCTTTACCTGAACAGGTTCCTAATATCGATATTGTTAGCCTTGCTTCAACTATTTCCGTAACGAGCTTATATGACCCAGAAACAAATGTAAAGACCTTCAATATTGACATCAGTGATATTGGTGCTCTTGAATATGGTCAGTATACCGCAGAATCATTCGTAACTACTGCTACCATGGTCAAGAACAAGGGTAATATCCTAGTAAATAACGGAAAGCTCAAACTTAGAAAGGGCAACAGCTATCATATTACCGTTAGAGGCGATTATACATCTTCAGATCTTGACAATACAGTTCAGGCTATAGAATATGTTGAAGCTATCTCCAATAACAGAATTAAGATAGACGTTGATAATACCGTAACAGACCCGCAGCATTTCGAATTGTCTTATGACATCTTCAAGCTCAGTAATGACGTTGATTATCAGATTGGATTTAACCAGAATACTGGCGTAATCGGTAATCTCGTTCTTGAAATTCATAGTCTCAGCAACGTTTCTGTAGTAAACGGCGGCGGCGGAGGCGAACAGGTACAGGCTGACTGGACTGAAGAAGATCCAGAAGAACCAAGCTACATTCAACATAAACCGGAAATTAAAGACCTCGTAGAAGGTACTAATATCCGTTTCAGAGAAGAAGAAGACGCGATTTATGTCGACGCCGTTGTTACTGCTATACCGACGGTTACTGGATTTGCATCGCATGAAGAAGTTTACGAAAGCTCAGTTACTGCAGTTCAATTAGCTACAGCTCAGATTCCAGATTCTGAAGAAGTTGAATTCGAGGAAATTAACCTTGATGATTATGCTTTAGCATCTGCAATTCCAGACATCTCTAATTTGGCAACAAAGTCAGAAGTATATAATTCTGACGTTACTGCTATTCAATTTGTCACTGCTCTTATTCCTGAAGAAGGAGTTACAGAAGATGATGTTTACAATGCTACTGTAACCGCAATTGAATTCGTTACAGCAATCATTCCTGAAGCACAAGTTCAATCTGACTGGACTGAAGCAGATAATACAGACCCAGCATATATCCTTAATAAGCCGACTGAGAAGTTCCTTCTTGAAGGTGACAATGTTAGAATTCGTGAAACAAACGAAGGCGTATATATTGACGCTATTGTTACTGCTATTCCTGTAGTTACTGGTTTCACTACTAATAGTGACGTTTATAATGCCACTGTAACCGCTGTTCAATTAGCTACTTCTCTTATTCCTGAAGAACAAGTTCAGAGTGACTGGAACGTAACTGCTGTCGATAGCCCAGCATATATTAAGAATAAACCGGAAATCCTTGATACTTTACCAATCAAGGCTGGCGATAATGTTTCTCTTGAAGTTGAGAATGACGAATTAGTAATATCCGTTACAGGCGAAATGGGAAGGACCTATACTGCAGGTGACTATGTTTCTATTCAGAACGATGTCATTTCTGTTACAGGTGTCGCTGCAGCTACCGCTATTCCAGATTCTGAAGAAGTTGAATTTGAAGAGATAAATCTAGAAGATTATGCTTTGGCATCGGCAATTCCAGAACAGGTTCAGTCTGACTGGGCTGCAACAGGTATTGATGAACCAGATTATATCAAGAACAAACCTACTATAACTCCGTTAATTGAAGGTTCTAATATCCACTTTACGGAAACTGCAGACGGTATTATGATTTCTGCATCTATGCCTCCTGCTTCTGGAACGGTAACTGATGTAGAAGTTTACAATGCTACTGTTACAGCAGTTCAACTGGCTACTGGACAGATTCCAGATATTTCTGATTTCGTTACTGAAGACCAGGTTACTGCACTCCTTCCGGATGAAGAAGAAGTTGAATTTGAAGAAATTGACCTTAGTGATTATGCCCTAGCTTCTGCAATTCCAGATGTTACAAGTTTAGCTTCCAAGTCTGAAGTATATAACTCTGTAGTTACTGGTGTCCAGCTCGCTACTGCTCAAATTCCGGATGTTACTGGCTTTGCTACGAAAGCACAAGTTTACAATGCAACCGTTACTGCTATTGACACAGTTACTTCAATGATTCCTGAAGCACAGGTACAATCTGACTGGAATGTAACCGCAGTTGACAGTCCTGCATATATCAAGAACAAGCCAGAAATCTTTGAGAACCTTCCTCTTAAGGCAGGTGAAGGAATCGGTATATCCATTGATAACGATGAGGTAGTTGTAGCTGTTACAGCACAGTATCTTACAGAAATACCTTCTACGTATGCAACAGATACTGAAGTTTCTGAGGCAATTGCATCAGTAAGTGGTACGCTAGAAGCCGATATTCAGACAGTAAGTCATCAAAGTTTGTTAATTCCTTATGGAGGTTCTGATGGTTATACATTATATGAATATGTTAATGGATTTAATCCTTATCAGAAACAAACATTAATGGTAAGTGTTCCATATAATAATCTTCCACAAGTAATTAAGAACAAGATATCTACAAACAGCGGTCCTGTATTTGCAACTTTCTCACATGTTTGTTTCGATTCTGACGGGAGATCATGCTATTGCTTTGAGGCATGTGTAAGTACACCTAACTATTATAGCTCAGCAATAAACACAAAGCCATATATCTTACAAGTCATAGCTACACAAACAACAGGAAGTACACTTGTATGGTCTACCAGTTGTACTGAGCTTTCAGATGCAAGTAAACACGACGTCGTATGGATTACTTTAACTCATTCTGGCAGCTCTTGGTCCGGCGACAAGACTATTGGTGAACTTAATCAGGCATATCAAGACGGTAAGCTCATTCTTCTCAAATACGATGAACCAGAAGTACGAGATTCTGCTGCTCATACTATTACTTCGTCTTATGGTCGAGTATATATTCCTACCAGATTGACTAACAGCAGTGTATATAGTAATACTTGGCAGTCAACATTTCTTAAGACTGTATACAACTACTATATGGAACAGACTGTATCTAAACAATATCTAAATCATGCTCTTACTATGAACGGCGGCAATGATTCAGATTACTGTACATTCTATGAAACTTATACAGAATTTGAATTTGCAAAGATGTCTGATATTCCTGTTGTTACAGGTTTCGCAACCAAGACTGAATTAACTTCTGTATCTGGTACTTTACAGTCTGAAATTGAAGCAGTTACTGCTCTTATTCCAGATGTTTCTGATATGGCTACGCAGACTTGGGTAGGAGAACAAGGTTTCTTAACTTCTGTTCCGTCTAATTATGTAACAGAAACTGAATTGACTGGCGCTGTTTCTGGTTTCGCAACTAAGGGTGAACTATCCACTGTTGAATCAGAAATTCCTGTAGTAACAGGCTTTGCCACTAAGACTGAACTCACAAATGGTCTTAATAATAAGCAGAATACGTTAACAGGAATTACTGATGTTCAGGTAGTTAATAGCTTACCAGGTTCTCCAGTCGCAACAGTATTATATTTAATTCCAGAGGCTTAATATGACAACAATTTACACAGTTAACAATAAAGTATTAAAGAATGCCGCAAATGACAAGTGGCTGACGAAGAAGGAACCAGTAAGATTCGTCATGAATGCAAGTAATGCTACTCTGTCTCAGGATGGCGCCTACCAGTATGTAACATGGGAAAGCCCGGCATATCCTAGTGCTTATGACGGTGGTGGTAAGCAATTTATAATCGTAAATAATAATTCAGCTGAAGTCACAGCAGAAAGAATGATAGGAACTCTTGATTATGTTACTCCAACAAGTGGCGGTGGTCCTATAGCTATTAACTCTACTATTATGCAAACGATTGGAACAAGTACTGGTACTCTCAACGTAAATACAGCCCCAGCGTATGGAGTTTACTTAGCAACGCACATACATGGAACTGAAGAGGTAGTAAGAGAATTCTTAGCAAATTTCACAATAACAATCTTAGATCCATAATATGAGCAACATCGGTTCTTCAAAGATAGCAGAAATGTATGTCGGTAGTACCAAGATAGCACAGGCCTATGTTGGTTCTACTCTCGTATTCTCTTCAGCTCCGGCATTTGATGGTTATGTCGTCAAGGTCATGTGGCATGACGGTCATTCTTCTCAGGTATCTGCTCAAGGTTTCAAGTTCAATGGTACTACTGTTCCGTCATCTATGGTTAAGAAAGGTTATCTTTATACTCAAGATGGTGGGCTGCAAGTATTGACAGCATCTGATATTGAATCTGCATGTGGTGAACATGACCAGTTCATTATGTGGGGTAAAGGTTGTGAATTCTGGTTCGAGAATAATGCAAATCTTACTCAGTTCATGTGGCATTGCTTTGAATATTTCCAGCCAGAAGGAACTTGGAATGTAACTATTAATAGATATACAGGTGATACTATTGAAAGTACGCCAATTTACAGTGATACGGCAAGTCCAGCTCAGAATGCCTGGTTAACCTTTACTGTATAAGGAGATTTAAATGCTTAAATTTGGAAACATAGTATCAACAAGGCTTACAATATAACTTAATTCTAATTATTATTCAACGATAGTAAGAAGAATAGAAAGACGAACAATAAATTTCAAGGTTATAACAGATGGCTACACTATATTCCATTAACAACAACCTATTAAGGTATTCTGGAAAGGTATTGTCTCAAGGCGATGCACCAATTCCTGTATACCGTAAATCAGTGAGAGTCAAGGTCAACGACGGTCTTGCTCCTCATACGCCTCCTGGTGAAGAAGAATCAGCTACAAGACCTAGCTATTATTCTGCTGCGCTCGTAGAAGGTACAAACGATACATACGATGTATATGCTGACGAGATTCTTCAATTCAACCATATCCTTTCTAACTGTGTAAACGTTACTGAAATCGTTTCTGCTGATTCTTCTGGTATAACTGACTTCGGTTATATGTGTTATATCTGTAGTAATCTTACGAAAGTTAACCTGTTCGATACGTCGTCTGCTACCAAAGTTGATGGCATGTTCGCTCTCTGCACATCATTGCCTACAGTTCCATTATTCGATACTTCTAACGTTACAGACTTTAATAGCATGTTCTGGGAAGCTCAATCTGTCACTGGTGTTCCTCTATTTGATACCTCAAACGGTGTAGATATGTCAAGGTTCTTATATATGACAGCCATTACCGAATGTCCATTGTTCGATACTGCTGCAGCTACCGGTATGGAATCGTTCATAGGTGACTGCTGGAGTCTCGTAACTATTCCAGATTTAGATGTCTCTTCTTGTCGTGAAGCAGACTGGATTTGTATTGCTGATATAGCCGTTACAGGTGGCGCATTGAATCTATATAACAAACTTGCAGCCCTTAACCCTATACCTAGTCACGGACAAGCTTTCACTAACTGCGGTAGAGATACCGTATCTGGCGCAGCAGAACTTGCACAAATTCCAGAAGAATGGAAATCAATACCTGGAGAATCAGATGTATAATATCGTATATAGCAATCATAGAATTACGTTCGGTAATGTCAATCTTGGTATCGAATTACCGTATGCAAATATTACCTATTCTACTGTAGAACATGGAACTATATTTGGTGTTGATAAGGCACTAATCGGTTCTACTGTAACCGTAACTGCCACACCAAGTACTGGTTATACTCTCACTTATATAACAGTCAATGGAACTCAAATAGAAGGTAATAGTTTCGTAGTTACTGAGAATGCTACGGTTGGCGCTGTATTTACAGGAATTGTAAGGTCAGTTACTACCACTTCTAGCCCAGCTGCTGGAGGTTCTGTTGTTGCGTCACCTAATACTGGAATTATCGGAACTGAAGTTACTTTGAGTAACACACCAGCAGAAGGTTATAATTTCAATGGTTACACTATTTCTGGTGCAACGTTGTCTGGTAATATCCTTACCATTGGTGAGTCTGATGTTGCTGTAACTGGTAAATTTATTTCTGCATATGGTTACTATATAACAACTTCGGCTGCAGCATGTTCAGCAGTTCCAATTTCATCAATCGGTCACGGTTACAGTGATTACTACATTCCAATTATAGATAACATGAATGGACCATATGGATATGGTGGAACATTTAGTTATAGTGTAAGCTGGCCTAATTTCTATGCCATAGCAAGTAAGGTTTATGATGGTATTACAGCATTAACAATTAATGTTGATCCTAACTGTATCTTAAGCATTGGTGATAATACATTTAATAACTTAACCTCTTTAACATTATCATTTACATCTAATAATAATGTTTATGTAGGTAATAATTCATTAAATAATGTAAGCGGTTTAATAGCATTTCAGAATTCGAATTATAATGCAACTGTAATTGGTGATAATTCGTGCAGTGACATAATATTTGCAAATAATAGTGCAGTTACTAGTGCTAGAAATAATATAAATCTTAAAGTCGGTGTTAACTCATTAAAGAAATTTGCTGTTGGTAATGATTCTTATATATATTTACCGTCAGGTAACATCGGTGCTGATTTAACGGTTGCACCATTAGTAAAGATTTCAGCTAATAGACTTACATTGAAAGGTGATGTAAAGACTTGTATGTATGAATCAGCTATAGCAAGAGGCGCTACGCTTACTTCAACTGGTAATCTAAAGACTGCTGGATATGTAATCGATTATCAAGGAACTTATAACAATCAAGACTACAGAATTAGTTGTCCAGATGCTACTGCTGATGATATAAGATGGTTAAACGGAAATAAATCTTATTTCGTAACTGGTAATAGCTATAAGAGTTATGTTGAATTTACAAATTAAGGAATTAATATGATTACTTATAACGATTCAGTAATGCTCTCACCTAACGGTAACTGGTTAAAGCTATCGCGTATGTATTCGGGTGTGCCTATAACTGTGCCATACGAATACTATTGTGACGGTCATCGTGTTACTGGTTTCCAGAAATATACGTTACCAGAGAATGCTACTGTACATACTTCTGGTTCGTTACCTTCTGTCATACGCATACAAGGTTACAGAACCAATGTAGGCTATAGGATAGAAAGTGAGAAGTTCGATACTGTTCTCACTGGCGCATCTATTGGACAAGACCCTATTGTAGGACTATATCTTGACGGTTGCTATAACTTCAATAATGGTACAATAAACATAGATTCTGGTAATCATTGTCCATATACATTAGAGAAGAACTGTCTTCAACATACTACTGGTACGTTTGAAATACCTAATAATGACTACAGTGATCCTATTTATTTCGGAGAGAACTGCTGCACTAATATGGATTTAGAAGTTGTTAGTAACTCATATGTTTCCAGAGTGGGTGCAAACAGCTTTAGAAATATAACATTCGGAAACGAGTTAACAATAGGTAATATAGATCCAAATTGCTGTGTAAATATGACACAACCAATGTATATAGGTAACAATGCATTAGTATACTGTGATCTAGGACCGTTTGTTCAAGCGCATAAGAACAGATGTGATGAACTTGGAATCAAGGCAATAGTATTTGGTAACGACTGCAAGATATACAATGCAGAGACGTTCAAGGCATATTACTGGAACTACATAAGCTTTAGTACTAGTGCGCCAATAACTGAAGTACCAAGATCTAGTTATCACATCAATATGGAGTAGAAATTTAAGGGAGTTTAACATGAAACAGAATAAGGTCTCGGTAAATTTACAGCAAGACTTTAATACTACAGAACAAGCCCAAGCTAGAACCAATATCGGTGCCGCAGCTGCTTCTGAGGTTACATTAGTAACCAAAGTTAGTACTTCGGGTGTCGAATCTAACGTAAGTAAATTAACGTTTACGCAAACTTCTGCTGATACATCTAAGGTTATTGCAGGTGCCACAGTTCTAGGTTCTACTGTAGTTCAACCAACATTACCTTCTCAGGAAGGTAAAGTTCCAGTTGCATATTTCAGGGACGGTGTTGGTTATTACCTCTTGGAGAAGTATAAAGATTCAAGATTTCCAGATTCTACTTCTTCAAATGTTAACCAGATATTAACAGTTGATGAACACGGTACCGCAATATGGGCTAATAATAATGCTATTAAATGGGTCAACAATACTAATACATATGCAGAAGTTGCAGCATGGTTTGACGCCGGTAACTTAGTTCTTCGTAACGATGTTGGCGGTTATGTTTCCATGGCATATATGCATCAAGATGGAATTGTATGGTTTACGCAGTTAAATGACGGTGCATTAAGGCGTTATTCTTATACGATTTCTGAAGATAACGGTTGGTGGCATTCCATAAGTTACAAACATCAGCTTGCTAAAGGCGGTTCTTGTGCTGTTTCTAACTACGAAGCACATGACATTGTATTGTCATTAAACAGTTCTGAATATACAGGATATAGTAGTGATGAACTTGTAATCGACTATATGTCGTATCATGCCGGTGCATTCTTCGCAACGTTACCATATACAGGTGAACTCTTCATTACTGGTACTCGACACAACTGGTCACTTGGTGGTGAACAGTCTCCAGTCGATAGTCTCATTAATATTAACGATACAATAGTATTAACAAGAAATACAAGAGCTAATCTTGGTGATGCATTTGAACTTTCTGCTCAGGAATTGTCTAGAACTGACTATAGGATTGACTGGGATTTAATCATGAAATTCCGTCAAGGTCCAATGGACGGTGGAGCTTATATGTCATGGTCTAGTCCAGTTCATGTAAAGATTTCTAGAACTTCTGGTTCTGGACCACAAATAATTGCAGGTGTATAATGGAAACGTTAATTAGTGCTATAGTTCCTACTATCCCAGGTGCAGCATGGTCAGTTATCATACTGGTCCTGGGCGGTCTTTACATATATCGTAAGATTGAAAGTAACCGTAAAGTTACGAAAGGTGAACGGGATAAAGATTCTCAAGATTTACACGATAAACTTATGAGACATGAATGGGAAATTAACCAGATTAAGACTGATAATAACCATCGAGATGTTCTATTGGACGATTTACGTAAACAGGTTGAAGCAGTTAACCATAATTTGGCAATAGTTGCAACCAAACTTGACAGTCTAGTTGAAGCAGTAAAGGAGCATAAGAAATGAAGACTTTATTGTTTATTATTATAATATTTACACTTGCTGCATGGTTCTTTGACCCTAAAGACTGGAGCGGTAAATGAGACTTGTAAAGAAGGATAACAAGATATATATCGATAACGTGTTTATTTGCGATTCTATGGACCCCGGGAAGTTACCTAGGGGTTTATATAGGTTAGAGATAAATATGAGCCCACGATTCAAATGTGAGCTACCGTTGATATATAATGACGAGATACCTGCTTCTCGCGGATTTAGGATCCATCAAGGCAACGTAATGTCTGATAGTAATGGGTGTATTCTCGTGGGTAAGAAAGACGGAAATATCCTAATCAATTCCGTAGCCACAGTAAAGGTATTAGTTCATATCATAAATGTCAATAACATAACTGAACTGGAGATATTATGAAGATATTAGGTCATAGCGGTACATGCAGATACCATAAGGTTAATGACCTGTATGTTCTTGACGAGAACGTATGGTTAGATTTCGAACTTAATGATGTTAAATTCAGAATAGTAGTCGATAAAGACGCGATGACCGATGGTCTGTCAGTTCCTAAGATATTCAGATGGTATTTACCTGTCTGGGACGACAATAATCCTGGTTACAATATTTCCGGAATTGTACATGATGGTTGCTATGGTTCCGAGATACTCAGTAAGGACATGGCTGACACATTATTTAAGAACGGCTTGTTATTCGCACATATTAAGCCTTCTAAGGCCTCCGTTGCTGGTTGGGCGGTAGAACACCTAGCTGGGTTACATTATGGCCACAGACACGACGATTTCAACATTTCACCATACGTACATTTAGAAACAATTTAAGGATAAATTATGGAACCATATAGAGAAGACAAACCGTGGATTAGATTTAATCCAGAAGCAATGAAACAGAGTATACTGGAGACTATTCTAAGTATTCCAGGTGCACGTGCGATTAAATATTATCATGACAATCCGGAAGGTTCTGCACTCGAAACATTGAAACTTGCAGCCGAGGACATAGTACCGTTCTATGGAACTTACAGAAATGACGGTGACTGGAGTGATTATGTCAAGGAAGCTGCAATCTATGGTATTCCTATGCCTTATATCAGACATCCTAAGACTGGTAAACCAATTCCAAATAACTTTAAAGAAGCTGTTGGTGATCGTAGATGGCAGCAAGATGTCTGGGGCTGGAATACAAATTATCAAAGAGCACGTAAATTATATGCAGATCCAAATAGTATGAGAGGTTCTGGATTTAAAGATGCTAGAGAGAATTTATATCTATCTACGAGAGCTCGTACTAATACAACAGCTAATACAAGAACACCTGTAGATATTCCAGCTGGTCCTTATTTAGAAACTAATACTGGTAGCAATACAGTTAATACCGGTAGACAAGCCAATGGTACAAATCAAATTCCACTAAATTTAGAAAGAGATAGAACTAAAGATAAACTTAATGGTTCAATAGTTGCTTGGCAAGGTGATATGTACCCGCCTGGACGTTCTTTACGTAAAGATGATGTATATGGTCCTTTCCAATGGGAAGATGCATATTCTCGTAAATTAAATGACGTAATTAATGAGAATGAGAATAAATGGGAATATTTAATTAATAAGACAAGGCCAGCTAGAAAGAGCACATTAGTTGTCCCTAAAGAAGATATTGCAAGCATAGCTATTGAACAAGGTAGACCAGATATTGCAGCTAGAGTAATGTCTGATAATAAACCAAGACTTCCTAATAAAGAACCTGAAATTAATAGATATGCAACAAATCAAGCTATATATAAATTAAATAATAAAGATTGGAAAGATATTGGTAATAGACAAGTAGAGAAGGAATTACGTGAAACCTTTGCAACACTTCCTGAAGATGACGCTATAAGGTATAGATTCGCAGATTATTATGGAGTTCCTGATTTATATAATGATTGGAAATCTAATCCAGTATTATGGGATAAATATAAAGAAGAAACATTATATAAGAGAGTAAAGCGTGGTTACACTAATCATTATAAGGACACAAAGTATAATCGTGACATTCGGAGATAAATAACAGAAATACCTAGGTTCATCGCCTAGGTATTATTGTTAATATAGGAATATATGGAAATTACTTTGATTTCTCAATCTGTCGTATAAACTCCTTGACATATTCATCAGGATTAATGATAGATTTGAGATGTTCTAATAGTTGTTCTTTAGTCATTTGTTACCTCTTTATTATATTTATTATGAAATTACTTAACTATATATAACGTCAGTGATTTGGTGATTGTATTATACGCTAGGAGCTGATTATTCTTATACTCAGTATAATAACACCATGACTGAGATAAAGCTCTTGCAGTAGCCTTTATGTTAAATTGTGACGTGGTTATGGTATTGAACTTACCTTTCTTTAAATATCTCTTTATGCATTTCTTTATTTCATTGTGTTCCATGTTATTTCCTTTAACTATGTTTAATATAGTAAATGTGGACGACTTTGTAAACCTATATTAAACGCATTAAATATATCTAACACCACGTTAATAGGCTACCGCAGGTATGCCTTAGCATTTGATAAATATTTGACGTTCAGTATAGCTTATGCTGGACGTTTGTTTATATCTTTATACACGTTTAAATAAAGAAATAACGACCGTTAGGTCGTCTGAACGAAGTGAAGACTGCTGCCGGCAGGCATTTACTGTGTATAACACTCCCTTTGGTTAGACATGGACACGCAGATATTAATGATTGTTAATCCTTAATGATTTATGTTGTCTTCGAGCTCGCTTGTAGCTACTCGCTCTCAGACAAATCATATTTATCTTGGATAGATCTCGGCTATGAGCTGCCGAAATCTGATAGATCTCGTGGATTTACTCTATTGCTTATGGTATCGGTCTTGCTGTATACCAGCTACATCAATAGAAACCGTAGACGCCGTATGTAATGTGCGCTAAACATTACTCGATGGAACAGTTTATCAGGGTTACGTTCAACCATGGGTTTGGAATTACGAACTTGTCGCCTGAGCTTATTATAGGTTTCCTCACCTATAACCTGCTATATACTTACTGAACGCGGAATTCCATCCATTTCTTTGGACAATAACCTGGGCCGCCATTGGATATATAGTTTCCGTTCTCTTTATTATGTCAATTCAGTGAGACACGATAGTTATCTGCGAAATATTTAACACTTCTACTCATTGTTTACCCTTTGGAAAGGTCTGAATTATATACAGGAAGTTCCTTCGTGTTCTATATTATATATAACGTAAATATAGTAAATTTCGCTAAATTTGTAAACTACTATTTGCGTTATTCTGAAATAATAATTAGTATTTCTATAAATGAGTATTATTTACTTTATGCGAATTTCAGAAATAATTTATCATATTATTGATGCAAATTTCCAGGGGGTTAAACGCTATCAGCAGAAATTATAATTTCAATGACTAATAAATAAATTATATAAAGCAACTTTAATTTAATAATGTGTGTAAATTTGCTTAACATGAAATAAATCTGTGTGCCTTATGTGCCGCGCTGTATATTGCGCCTCAATGTCCAAATTTAATCATGACATACTGTATATTGTATTTAGCGGCACATAGTAAAGTGTGTGCCGATCTGTGTGCCGTGTGTGCCATTGTTAAATACTCAGAAGAATATTTACATTTCTTTACATTATGACCAGAAATTACTATATTTACTACGAGAAATGACAAAGGAATACTATATATAATATAAACAGCAACTTAAAGGTATTTCAATGTTTAATAAATTATACATCGTTCATAGAGAACACAACGGAAATAATATTTACTGGACTTTAATTGGTAATGACGGTCAACGTTCTAGAGATTATAGAAAGCAGGCACAGTTAAAGTATTGTAATGCAGCATTTGAAGATTTAATTGAATTTACGTTTAAAGATGATAAGGAAACCAAGGAAACACAGTTATTAATAAACGAATTATTGAAACCATGGACGAATAAGAATGACTATAAATCAATGCAAATCTGTATAAAGAAGAATGTAAATGAATTTACAGAACTTGTTAAGGAAATAGTTGATAACCGTAATAACAATGATTATATTAACGAAATATCAGAAAGGTTAATTAATGAGTATGACAAGAGTTCTTCATTCAAGATTGGACGTACAAGAGTATATGAGTCATCTGAACAAGGTTATATATATTTAATAAAGTGTACAAACAATAAGTTAAAGATTGGTAAGACTAATGATTTAACACGAAGATTTGAAGAACTAAAGAATTGCCCTAAGGTTATGGCAATCGAAATATTAGATAAGTTTAATACATATTGTATGTCTAAAGACGAAGCCAGGTTGCATTCTTTATGTAGTAGATATAAATGTAATGCAAATGAAGATATTAAATATTTACAGTCTATTGGTAATTCGGAATTATTTGAAGATTGTAAAGAAGTAATTGATATATGGAATAAATATAAAGAGGTAAAGTAATGTTTGAAGTAATGTTTAATATATTGATTATATTAGGTCTTTGGATAGGAGGAATTGCAGTTGGGAGTTTAATTGGACCTATAACAGCATTAGACTCCATAATATTGTTAATAGTAATATCATCACTTTGTTACATATTAGGAAAGGTTGATAGAGGAGAATAAGTAATGTTTAAATTATTTAACAAGAAAGAACCTAAAGCAAATTGGCTTGCAACTGCAGATGATATTGCAGGTCTTGAAGATTATTACAAAGAACATAAAGAGGAATTTGCTGAATTTGAAGCAGCACTAGAGCCACTTAGGGATGAACAGAGTAAAGCTAGATTCATTATTAAACGAATTTATGCACGTCATGGTATTGATTCAGGTTCATCGTGGATCATATATGATAATTGTTTAGATGAAGAAGCCTTTACTGATTTGTGTGAGTTTAATGAAGATGAACTTGCATCATTAAGAAAGTGGACACAACGTTATAAAGAACTTGAAACAGAAATAATGAACTTAGGTGCGAAATATCGTAACGCATCATTATATTCTAAACTAGAATGGACAAAGTATTTAAAGGAGCATAAATAATGACTGAAACACAAATCGATATTGCAGAAATTAAGCAGACATTGAAGAATATTCAAGAAGATGTAGATTTATTGAAGAGACAGCAACGTAAAGAAGATGTTTACTTTAATACATGGCTTGATCAATATAACAATAAAGGTGAAACATTCTATGCAACTATGTATCCAGACGTAACAACAAAGCCATTTGATTGGAATGAAGTACCACCAACAATTCCTACACAGGCATGTTCAAATGAAGATATTGAACGAGCAAATAAGAAATGGTCAGAATTTATTTCAAAGCATCCTGAATATAAGTAAATTTACTATATTTATTAATGTTGAATAACAATCAAACGCTCAGTTATTCAATACATTCACTTTCACTATTGACTTGCAATATATTATAATAATCCCGGTGTATTGAACAAATGATTTACACTGGGATTTCTTTATATTATC